TTGGGTCAGGACAGGTAAGCGCATAATGGCAATATCAAGAGCACAACTAGTTAAAGAACTAGAGCCAGGATTGAACGCATTGTTCGGACTGGAATACAAAAGGTATGAAAATCAGCATGCTGAGATTTATACAACGGAATCATCAGACAGAGCTTTCGAAGAGGAAGTAATGTTATCTGGTTTCGCTAACGCAGACGTAAAAGCAGAAGGAGCTGGCGTATCATATGATGACGCGCAAGAGACTTACACTGCTAGATACACAATGGAAACGATTGCTTTAGCTTTCGCTATCACAGAAGAAGCAATAGAGGACAACCTTTATGACAGACTTTCTTCTAGATACACAAAAGCTTTGGCAAGATCTATGTCTAATGCTAAAGAAGTTAAAGGCGCAGCACCATTGAACAACGGTTTACCAGCAATTGCAGCTGGAACTGCTTTTCAAACAGGTGACGGCGTTAACTTATTCTCTACAGCACACCCAACAATTGCGGGAACTGTAGCTAATACTTTATCTACGCAAGCAGACTTAAACGAAACTTCATTAGAACAATCGCTAATCGACATTGCAGCGATGACTGATGAAAGAGGTTTAAGAATCGCAGCTAAAGGAGTTAAAATGATAATTCCTTCTGCGAATCAGTTCAATGCTGAAAGACTTATGAAGTCTCAAGGTAGAACTCAGACATCTGATAATGATCTTAATGCAATCAACAGTATGGGAATGATTCCTCAAGGTTACAGAGTGAACAATTTCTTAACTGACCCTGATTCATTCTACATTATCACAGACGTTCCAAATGGTATGAAAATGTTCTCAAGAACTCCATTGACAACTTCAATGGAAGGGGACTTTGATACTGGCAACGTTAGATACAAAGCTAGAGAAAGATACGCTTTTGGCGCTTCTGACTTTAGAGGTATCTACGGCGTTGAAGGTGCGTAAGCATAACTAAATTTTGTGGCGGGACATAGTCTCGCCACATTATAAATATACGGTGAGAAATGCTTAAAAAACTTAGAATTCAAATATTCGCTTATAAACATCATGCAGATTTTATTATAGAATCTGTGGATTCCTCTATTGATGTTGAAAATGCTATCATTGACAAATTAGGAAAAAATGATATAAAGTGGGAGTATCTTGGAGAAATGAATGATCCCAAGGTAAACAGAATAACCTATGAGGAGGTTATAAATGATGCAAGCACATCTTCAGGACCTGTACAAACAAAAGAAGGTTCTGGATCTAGAATGGGAGCAGGAGCATCTTAACGAGGGTAAGTATACTCTCAATATGGTTAGGATTGACAGAAAAGTCAGAGAAGTTATTAGCCATATAAAATTAGCAGAAGCTCGAAAAGAGCATCTAGTTAATAAGGTAGAAGACGCTGCCGCTCAAGTTTCTGTAGCTACTTAGTAAAAAGCTACATCGTTGGAAAAATTCAATCCACACTACACACCCTCTTGCACTCTACTTAAAACTACTATATAAAAAACTCACTATACAATTTTAAAATGATATATAGACGCGTATAGTCGACGGCCTAGAGACTATATATCTTAACTAGGAAAAGGAGAAAAATTATGGCAAACTCAACATTTAACGGTCCAGTACGTTCGGATAATGGATTTGAAACAATATCTAAAAACGCAACTACAGGAGCAGTAACTATTGAAGCGGATTACAATGTAAGACCTAACTTCAGAGCAGCTATTGACAATAGCACATTTGCAGGAGCAGGTGGAGCAACTGATACTTTAACAGTACAAGAATCAGGAACTACATTTATTGTAAATGGAACAGCAAACAATGTGGTTAACATGCCTGCGCTTAGCACAGACAATGTAGGAACTACTTATCATTTTGTTTTAACTACTGCTGTTGGCGGTGGTGCTACAACTACTTTTGTTTTACCAGGAGCTGGTGTATCAAACTTTTTTGGTATGATCCAACTTGTGTCTGGAACAGCAGCTAACCCAGTTGCAGACGTAGCAGGTGATACAATTACTATGGTTAACTCAACAGTAGCAGGAGCTAGACTCTCTCTTACTTGTTTAACTGACGATGGAACAAACTCTACTTGGAAAGCAGATTGTTTAAGTACACCGGTAATGACTATTGCGTAATAATTAATTATGTGTGGGCTTCGGCCCACACAAATTTTAAGGAGAAAAAATTATGGGAACAAGTATAGTAAGTCCTAAAAGTAAAACATTAATCCCTATTACAACATCAGCGGATAATGATTCTATTGCGGCTGCACAAACACCAGGTGGAGCAGGTGATATGACTTTAGCTGGAACAGCATCTAGTTTTGCTGACGCGGGAGTAGGATTATTTGTTACAATAACTGGAGATGGTGCAACTAATCTAACTGGTGTTACTTTTACAATAACTGGAACAAATGCTTTAGGTATAAGTGCTTCAGAGGCTCTTAATGGACCTAATGGAGCAGCAACAGTAACAAGCACATTAAAATATAATACTGTAACTCAAATAGCTGTAAGTGGTGGAACTACTACAGCAGTTAGAGCAGGAAATGCAGCAGGTTCTTCAGGATCTGAACAATCAATATTTGCAGGTAGAACTAGACTAAGAGAATTATTTGGTACAACTGCAGCTACAGCTGATACGATTACTACATTTTTTAATGGAGGTGAATCACAAGGAAACCAATTATTTGCTGTAAGAAATCCAGTAGGTACTCAAACATTAATTAATCCAGCTTCAGCACATGGAGGAATACTGGCTAATGAAGGTTTATCTGTAAATCTACCAACTAACAGTTTTGTAAGTTTAACGGTATTCTACGACGGGTAGGTACTAATGGCTAATACCACTTCTTCAGCCTACGCATTTGATCAAAATTTCTCTATTGATGAAATTATTGCAGATGCATACGAGCGTTTAGGTTTAGTAGGCACAGCCGGTCATCAAATTAAAACTGCTAGAAGATCTTTAAACATTCTTTTTCAAGAATGGGGAAATAGAGGAATACATTTTTGGGAAGTAGGAAATACAAATATTAATTTAATTGTAGGTTCAGAAACTAATGTAGACGCTACAGCGGAAGGTTCTGGTATTTATACTTTTTATAGAAATTCTTCTGACGTTCCTGGAGGTGGAGAACCACCACAAGCTACAACTGTTCCAACAGCAAACGTTTATGGTATTTCAGATATTTTAAATGTTACGTATAGACAAAATTATAATACAACTAATCAAACAGATATAGGTTTAACAAAAGTTGCAAGAGATGCATATTCAGCAACAGCAAACAAAGCATCACTTGGAACTCCTTCACAATTTTGGGTACAAAGATTTATAGATAAAGTTACGGTTACTATTTATCCTTTACCTAATGCAACTGCTGCATCAAATTTTTTAAATGTTTATTATGTTAAAAGAATTCAAGATGCAGGAGCTTATACTAACTCAAGTGATGCACCTTTTAGATTTGTGCCTTGTATGATTTCAGGGCTTGCATATTATTTATCTATGAAGTTTGCACCACAAAGAACACAGGAGATGAAGTTGTTGTACGAGGATGAATTAGCAAGAGCATTATCAGAAGATGGTTCTCCAGCTAGCACATACATTACTCCGAAAACATACTATCCAAATATATAATGGCACGATTTGCAAAAGGTAGTAGAGCATTAGCAATCTCTGATAGATCAGGTGCAGCTTTTCCATACAGAGAAATGGTGCAAGAGTGGACAGGTGCGTGGGTGCACATTTCTGAATTTGAACCTAAGCAACCACAATTAGAACCACATCCTGTAGCAGCAGATCCTCAAGGTTTACAACATGCAAGACCTGCAAGAGTAGAGTTTCCTGTAGAAGATATTTTACCCAACAATCCTTTTACAACACCTGCAGGAGTAGGAAATTTAAGTGTTTCTTATCCACACAATCAAATTAATGAAGGAACAACATACGTTAGATTTAGAGCAGTTAAAGAACCTGTTGGTGGATATGAAATTACAGATTTTGAATTATCTACAACATTAAATGGTGCAATCAATTCTACAGTTAATACTTTAACTTTAGTTGATTCTTCTAAATTTGCAAATGCAGGATACATTATGATTGAAAAAGTAGATCAAGATCAAACCATATCTGTTGGAGGTGCAACGCAAAACAATCCAACTTTTGGACAATACATTAATGAAGTTATTCAATACACGGGTAATAATACAGGTACTGGAGTTTTATCTGGATTAACACGAGGAACAGCTGCTCCATTTAGAGGAAATACTCCACCCAATACTACAGCAGCAAGCCATGCTACAGGAGCAAAAGTTTTTGGATCATATTTGGCAACAGCAATTGCTACCACTGTAACAGTGGGTCCAACTTTACCTAATGGCACTCAGGCTACAGAAACACAATATAATTCTATAACAGTTCCCTTAGTGGTTGCTACAACTACAGGAACAGGAGGCGGTTTTCAGTGTACAATTGGACCGTTAAATGATAGAGCTTAATTATGGCTGGATATACTTACGCAAATTTAACAACAGATATTAGAAACTATACAGAGGTAGATGCTAATGTATTTACTGCTGCTGTTATAAATAGATTTTTAGAAAATGCAGAACATAGAATTAATTTAGATATTCCCATGGATTCAGACAGAATTCGAGCAGAAGCACAATTTGTTACAGATTTTAATAGTGTTACAGTTCCAACAAAAGCTTTATTTATAAGAGGTGTTCAAGTATTTGATTCAACAACAGCTACTACAGGTGAAGGAGTATGGTTAGAAAGACGTGATCAAACTTTCATATCTGAATACGTAGGAGAGTTAACAGGCACTGAAGGAGGCACTGCAGCTCAAGATACAACAGGACTTCCTAAATATTATTCTATGTATGGGGGTGCCACAACCGGTACTAATACAGCTACTTCAGGAGCGATATATGTAGCACCTACACCAGATAAAAATTACAAATATATTATTTATTATAATGCTCAACCAACTGGTTTAGAAACAAATACAAGTGGAACTTACGTTAGTAATTACTTCCCTCAAGGTCTATTATATGCATGTTTAGTAGAAGCATTTATGTTTTTAAAAGGTCCAACAGACATGTTGACACTATATGAAAATAGATATAAAACTGAACTACAAAAGTTTGCAGCAATGCAAGTTGGAAGAAGAAGACGAGACGATTACACGGATGGAACAATAAGAATACCAATCGAGTCACCGCCTCAATAATTAGGAGATTTTTTATGGCAATAACATCGGCAGTATGTAACTCATTCAAAGTAGAAGTTTTACAAGCTGAACATAACTTTACAGCATCATCTGGAAACACATTTAATTTAGCTTTATACACAAGTAGTGCTACTTTAAATAAATCAACAACAGCTTATAGTTCATCAAACGAAATTAGTAATACATCAGGATCAGCTTATTCTGCAAAAGGAAAAGCACTTACAAGTGTAACTCCTGCTTTATCTACTGATACAGCTTGTTGTGATTTTGCAGATGTATCTTGGACTTCAGCTTCTTTTACAGCTAATGGTTGTTTAATTTTTAATGATTCACATTCTTCAGATGCAGCCGTTTGTGCAATTGCATTTGGTGGAGACAAAACAGTTTCTTCTGGAACATTTACAATTCAATTTCCAACAGCAGACGCATCTAACGCAATACTTCGTATAGCATAAGGAGAAAATCCTTATGGCCAATTCTTGGAATGAATCCGGCACAACCTGGGGACAAAATACCTGGGGTACTCAATCACAAGTTATAATTTCTCTTACAGGTTTAGGAACTACTTCATCAGTAGGTAGTGTAGAAGCAGCTAATCAAGAAGGTTGGGGTAGACAAGAATGGGGCAATTCTGGTTGGGGTGTAGAGTATTCTGTAAAACCAACAGGAGTACAATCAACAACATCAGTTGGAAGTGTTACTGCTTTAGATATTCAAACTGTTATACCAACAGGTTTAGAATCAACATCAAGTGTTGGTTCTCTTACACTAGCTATAGAATCAATTGTAATTCCAACAGGTCAACAAGCTTTAACAGAACTAGGAAGTTTTGATAATGCAGGTACATTAGTTGGTTGGGGTAGAAATGGTTGGGGTGAAGAACCTTTTC